TGCCGCCACCTGAAGAGTAGCCTGTTCCGCTCACCTCATTGGTCGTTGTAAACGCCGTAGTAGAAGCGCCCAGTGTCGCGGAGCTTGTATACAACGCCAGCTTGAATGTGTTGCCGGTTCCAGTTGTGGTTGTGGTGCCACCGCCAGAGCCGTTGGTTAGGTTGTGTATCCCCTGCAAGATTTCTTGCTTAAAGGATGTGCATATAGCCTGAGTAATCGCCATTACATTTTCCTCAAAATTGCCGCGACATCTTCATAACCATTGCGCTCTAGCTCAACAATGGTGTTGGTTCTGCTACTTTTAATAGCCTCCTCCATGTAGGTTTTAATTACATGTCGGATATTGTCCTTGTAAGCTTTCGCCTGCTGGACGATCTCTGGATGATTTTTGTCACCCACAGAAATAATTGTATCCGTTGCACGATCAGCCCAGTGATCAACACTAAGTCCACCGTTATCGGTTGTTACTACATTCACAGTGCCAGCCTGTGCCACACTTATCTCAAACATTAGCCCCTCGGTAATCTAACTGCGCCAGACCGATAACTGTCAGTCGTGCTGTATCCTTCACCCAGCGCCTTCAGCTTGCCAAGCGCATCTTCGTATCGCGTTGCATACAACTGCATAAGATCAGGGTCACCTTTAAGAAAGGTGTACGCCTCAAGCAAACAGCCATACAACAACGAGCTTTCTGCATTATCGCCTAGCCAGCTAGTACCGCTTGCCGCAGTAGTGATTGACTCTGGCTTGTAGAAATAGTGTAGCTCTACCGTGAATGTAGAGTTTGGCGTGGGTCCAAGGATGAACGATGAGTCATCAAACAGTGCGTAATACTTAGGGACGCCAGTCGTTGTAGAATCTGGGTACGCCTCTCGAATAAAATTTACGTCCTTAAACATTAAGAACTCATACCCGGAGTTATCCACAGCCAGTGAATATGGCGCTAGGAAGTCAGAGGGTGTGGACAGGTACTGATTACTTGTTGTCAGTGTGCCTGTCTTGTTGACTCGAAAATCAGGCAACTGCACCGACTTAAGTATGCGGTCTTCTGCCTGCGTAATAATCGTATCAAGGTTATTTACGAACGTGGTTTCGGTCGTTTGCAAATAATCCTGTATCGCTGACTTCAGCGTTGTTAATGTCCAAGCCATTAGGTCACCACCGTTACGCGGCCCACCTGAGCCTCAATGTCCAATCCAACTGTCTGACTGCCTAGCTCTGTAATGCCGCCTCCCACAGGGTTAAACGCAAACAACTGACGACTCTCTGCTTGTGCGCGATCTGGACGCGGATTGCGTAGCGCTTGCGGGTCGTCTGTACGAACACGACCAAGTTGCAACTGAGGCTGATCTGGGTCAACGACATCTCTGCCCACCAACAATCCTGTAGGACGCTGATTAACAATCTGAGGAACTAGATCTTTCTTTGGGTATCTAAACCCAGTTAGATCGCAGAATCCAAATGCGTACTTGCCATCAGCGTAACTCAAAACTGATACCCTCCGGGCACAACATACAGGGACGCCTTCTCCCGTGCAGAGTCTGCCGCAAGGTTCCACTGCTCATCATAATCCGCTTTCAATAACGGCGCACGCTCTGATGCCGCTGGATATTTGATAGCTAACTTATAAGCTAAACCTGCCACAAAGCAGGGCAGGAATCTTGCTGGAAGGTCCATGTTGTTAGACGCTGGCTTGCCAGAGTCCTCAATTCTTTCCATGTAGTAGTAGCCAAACGTGTACGTCTCTTGGCTATCTGGTACTGGCCACAGGTTAACTGCAATGCCGTCCGGTGTCTGTTCCACGTAGAACTCTAGTGGCTTTGACTGTGTAAGCTTGTTTGACAGGTGAGCATACTGACTCACTGAGATGCGAGACATCGACTGATCAAACTGGCTTGTTGTTTCGCCTGCATCTGTACGGAGGTATGCCTCGATAATGTCAAAGATCTTGCCGTCTAGCGCATAGCGCGACGTGCCGGGGGTAAGCACCTGCGTGCCTTCCTTGACGGTCCACAAGTTAAGACCACGGTTTTGCCACTCAAGCATAAGCAGGTCAATGCTTCTGCGAGCAGTACGGTAGTCATAGCCGCTACGAAGCTCCAAACCGGCACGCTCGAACGCCTCCTCAATAGAGTCGCTAAGGTCGAGATTGAATGCAAATGTGCCGCTCGTCGCCATCAGGGTCTCCTAGCCTTTTTCTTTTTGCTCATGCCAGCTTCTGACAAAGCAATTGCAATGGCCTGCTTGGGGTTCTTTACTTTCTTCTTAGAACCACCAGACTTAAGCTTGCCCTGCTTAAATTCTTTCATCACCTTTTTGACCTTGGCTTTTTTGCCGCGCTTGGTACTAGGTGCGTTCTTTATCTGCTTGCCTGTCTGCGCTCTGCTGATTGGCATAACTATTTACGCCTAGACTTGGCACCCACACACTTCCAACGTTTACGTGATAAATTGTTAGGAGTGTTGGGGTCGTTCTGCTTTTTCTTTGGCAGGCGCTTTTTGATTCCTAGCGATCTAGCGCAGTAGCTGTCGCCTTTGCTGGTGCCCGGCTTTACTCTAGGGCCACCACCTTTGGCTTTGCCAGCTTGACCATAGCTAACCTTCTTGCCAGACGCGGTTACTTTAACCTTCGCCTTTCCTTTTGCAGGTTTTCTATTGGCCATTATCTGTGCCTCGCCGTCTTCTTGGCTACCTTCTTCGGCTGTTTGGAGAACTGTTTACCTTTCTTGGTGTCTGCTCTCTTCTTCCGACTGGTCGCCGCGTATTCTTTTGAGCTTAATGCTTTAATTGCTTTTTCAGGAAGATACCGCTCACCCGTGGCTTTCTTGCCTTGGGTGGACGGTTTCCCTGACTTGGTACGCCATTTCTGTTTAGTCCACTTCTTAAGGGACTTCTGAGGTTTCTTCAGGGCCATTAGTCCCTGTAGCCTCCGCCAGACTCTTTGTACTTTTTGGCCAGCATCTGCGCTTTACGCGCAGACCACTGACCGGGTTTACCGCCCTTACCGCCAGCCTTGATCTGGTTAAACAATCGCTTACGCAAAGCAGGCTTCGTATAGTTGCCCGCCTTGTTGACTGTTGACTTTTTCTTGGCTGGTTTCTTGGCTTTAGTCATAGCTCTTCTTGACCTGCATGATGATATTGTAAGTATCACCTGATCCAGCGCCTACAGTTGTAAACGCAATATCTCCAGTCTTGCCTGCGCCTGCATTATTTGGGATGCCGCTGAAGCTGGTAAAGTCTATAGAGTCTCCCCAGTCTGCATTGATTTCCCATGCGAGCACGTCGCTAGTGGCGTCAAATAAAATCTTAACGCCCATACCGACAGTAACATACCAGATATATTGAATGCTTACGCTGGAGCACGCCTTGCCTGTCATTGGGTCTGGGCTAAGAGTTGACACGTCAATCTTTGTGACAGCCGACTCGCCCGTTCCGTCAGAGGTATTAGAAAAACGGAAGATGGCGAACTTGCCATCCTCCTGTATGGTTTGCGTAGCTACTGCATCAGCCATGAGCTATCTCCTATTAAGAATCAGCGAATGGAGTTGCCAGCGTTCCAGATCCCAACAAAGTGCCTGTAACAAGATACTCGTCTGCGGCAATAGCAGTTACTTCTACATAAGAACCAGCAATGCCACCTGTGGTGGTGCCGTTCATAGAGATAACATCGTTAGATGCCGCTGGAGCAAAACCGCGAGACTGCGATGTTGCCGCCGCCGCAAGAACAAGATGGCCAACAAACTTGTCAGTGCCGTCAGTCTTGATGTCTAGGTCAGACGCTGTAGTACCAATAAAGAATGTGTACTTAGCGCCGATGGTGTCTGTGCTGGCAGAAGGCAGTGTTACTGCGCCATCTGCGTCATTGACTTCGATGATGCGACCTACGTGGTCAGCATACGTGAGAGTTGTTTCCGCAGTAATGTTTACTACGGCTGTAGAGCCAACAGCTGTAAAGCCGCGCTCGGACCTTACTGGTCCTGAAAAAGTTGTTTGTCCCATGTCAATCTCCTGTCGTGGGGTGTCAGTTAAAAACTGTCAGGAAAAAATAAGGGGGCCGAAGCCCCCTGATCTAGCATTAGGATGCGCCGGGCGATCCGTAAATGCCAAGTGGGTCAGATACACCGAAGCTGTAACGCTCGCGAGCTTTGTAGCGAACGTTGCCAGTGTCGAAGTCTCCATCCATTGAAGTCTCCAGCGAAGTACGCTGGAAGTGCTTCATACCGTTTGGTACGTCGGTAATGATGAAGAACGCATTGCTATCAGTCAGGTAGTGATTGACTGAGTAACCTTCGGGGATTGCACCCATGTTACGAATTGCGTTGATATCATTATCCGCAGTGCCAACACGCTGAGTAGTTTCAAGCAAACGATTTGCTGTAAACATCAGCGCAGGTGGAACAATCAAACTGCGAGGACGTGCCGCAATCAACAGACCACGCTCATCGGTGAATGCCGCGATTTCAATCACTGCATTCTCAAGCGAAGTTTCGTTGAGGTCAGCCGCCGTAACAGGTCGGTTGTTGTTTTTGCCACCACTTACGAGTGGGTGTCCATCACCGCCGGTTACACCATCACCAGAAGCGGTGAACAGGTTAACGCCATCTCCAGACTGGAAAGAGTTAGAGAAGCCATTGTTAAGCGGATAAGCCGCTTTGACCTGCTTGGTGTAAGCCATAGCGCGGGCAAGAGCCTTGGTATAACGAGCAGACAGTGAGTCGTACAAGTTATCTTCCATTGCTTCCTCAGTGATTGAGAAGCCCATTGCGATGGTCTCGTGGTTGTAACGAGCAGTGAAAGCTTCCTGTGCTGAATCGTAGCTAATAGCCGATCCTTCAGCTTTTACAGGAGCCGCCGCGAAGCCCGAGAGCTTCACTTCTTCTTCGAACGAACGATCAGACGATTCCGTCTCATAGATCATTTCGTGCTCGTCTTCGTACTTTTCGTACTCCAAACCGAAAAGAGCATTAAGCCCCGGCAGGAGTTCCTTCAGCATCTGTGCGCGTGAAATAGCCATTGCTTAGACCTCCTATTTATACGCCAAGGGCCGTATCGTATGCATGGCTTCCGGGCAACCAAGTCACAATGCAATCGGTGAACGAGTCACCTACAGCGCTTGATGGTCCGTCAACAAAGTCTACGATGCGGAGTGGGAAGGTATTGGTTGTCGCGGCAGTGCTCGCATCAAGAGCGTTGCGGCTTCGACCAATGCTTGTTGATCCAGCTGTGCTGATAGCTTGGATGTTGTTGCCAAGCGCTGTTTGCGCGATGGAACCGTCACCTTGCATCTGGAACAGAACTTTAGGATCGTCTACGACATACGCCATAATATCGTCCGCCGCAGTTGAAGCGGGGAAATACTGTGAGTATGTGGGTTGCTTAGTAGTTGGGTCAGTGTAACT